GCGAGCTCACGCCATGCCTCGAACGTATCGCCGTCGCAGCAGGACACGCCGCTGACTGCATCAGCATCGAAACAGCCCGCCGCCGCCGCGACGCTCACGCCTGCCGCGCGCTCGGGCGCTCGGCATAGGGTCGGTAGCACGCCGGCAGACGACGCGCCTGCGGCTCTGCATTGAGCGTTGCCGGCCACGCGCGCGACATGAAACGATACGCGCCGCCGGCGTTCGGCGGTTACTTTTCTAGCGGGGTGACTCACCGAATAAGACCCCGTTCATTACCTCGCGCCGAGCCTGATGAAAAATGCCCGCGACGACTGCGCACCACTCCGCGCGATCTCCGAGTTCCAGTACGGCTGCCCGCCGATGCGCAGAATGAAGCGGAAGGCGATCACGTCGTAGTCGAACCACAGGTGGATGCTCACGTCCTGGCGCATGCCGCCGGTCTTGACCACGGAGAGATACTGCTTCATGTCGCACAAGACCAGGTCGCCGGCATCGCCCAGCGCGGGCATCGCTTCCGAGGTCATCACCGGACGGCCCAGCAGCGTGCCGAACGGTGTAGCGCTCAATCCAAAGGGCGGCAGATACGCCGGCACAGGAAAACCAGTTGCGCCCGGAAACGTCATCTTCATGAGCTGCGATTCGATGTCCGCATTGGCGAGCCAGCACGCTGTCGCGCGACTGGCTGCCGGCAGTCTGTTCCACATGTTGTTGACGTTGTCGAAGACCACCGTGTCCGCGACCTGGCCGGATTCCGCCGCGACGGTGATGGTCCCGGCTGAGTTCAGGATGCCCAATGGCTGGCCAACGCCGGTTCCCTTAATGATCGCTTCATTGATTTTGAAATCGATCTTCTCCGGCGCCTTGCGATTGACGTACGCCGCCATCGCTTGCGCATCTTCGAGCAGCTCGTCGGTGAGCGGGACCAGGGCGATCAATTTGCTTGTCTTGACCGTCAGGCCTTTCAGCGCCGGCTTGCTCTGCGTGAACTGCCCAGCCTCGCTTTCCCAATAGGCTTGAATGCCGCCAGTCGATTGCCATGGCGTCGTTTCGTCTGCAGGAATCGTGATCGCATTGCTCGAGGTTGTCATCTGATCGGTGCGAGCCAGCAGCGACGTTTCGCCCATCACCTTGCTGATGATGTTCGCGCGGAAGTCAGGCGGGACAGCGAAACCGCCGTCGGCGCCAGTGCCTTCCGTGCCGTAGGTCGTCGGCCCGGTGTTGGCAATCAGGCGCGGATCGGTTGTACCGCCCTTGGCACTTGCTGCCATAACCGCTTGCAAGAATTCCGCGGACGAACGAAATCCGCCCATCGCGTGCGCTGCGCTTCGGGGTTGCGCAGGCATCGCCGGCACGCTCGCGCGCGGTTGACGCTGGCGTTGCCCCGCTTGCTGCGCGCGTGTTTCATTCGCCAGATAGTTTGCGTTCTGTGTCTCGCCGGGCTGCAAGCCGTTCGGCTCGGAGCGTCGCGCCCGCGGCGTCCGGCGTGCATCGTCTTCAGCCTGCAGAATGGCGAGACTCTCTTGCGCCTCGCCAAGTCGGCTTTGCTCGTGCCGGTTCAATTCCCGGCCAGCATTGGCGGCTGTCGACTGAATGTTTTCGATCAGCCGTTCATGCTGCTGGATCTGCTGGTCGAGCTCGTCATCCGTCATCGCATCGAAAGCGTTGCGGTCGTCGGCGTTTTGCAGATCGTAGGTGCGGCCGCGCGAAGCGTTCCACATTTCGCGGGCGCGTTGCGACGTTCCCATAATCACGGGCTCACCACTGAGCAGCGCAGCGCGTACCGCGTCTGCACTGACAGAATTTTCGATTTTCATTCAATGTTCCTTTATCGCTTGGGGTGCGATCGACGCACTCCCAAAAGTTAGGCGAGCCGCAACATGCGACTGCCATCGTTTCAGGGTGCGTCTCGGAACCAGAGCGCCGCCCCGTCCGGGGTCCGGCGATGAATCTTTGACGGGTCGCATTGCATCGCCCCATCCGGGGACCGACACGCTGCGACCGTGCTGCACTCTCTTCGTGCCCGGAAACATCGTCCGGACACGCTTGCTGGAAAGACCAGCGGTAGGCGTACGCTATCATGTTTTGCGCTCCGATACAATCATGCCATCAGTGCGTCGGCGGTGTTCGTTGCAGGATGTGCTGCGAGAGCTCCATCACGTTGCCATCGGTGTCGACAAGGCAAACAGTCGTCAAGACGCGACTCTCATCGATGACGCGCACCATGACGCCGGGCTGCGCGCCTTTTGTCATCAGTGCGCCGATCTGCTGCCGTCGCGCCGCGGGTGCCGTGTTCATGCGATCGGTTGCGAAGGCTGCAGCGGCTTCGATAAGCGCGACTGCGAGCGGATCGTTCTCGGGTTGCTGCGTGATTTCGTTCTGAGGCATGGTCATTCCTTTCGGGTTTGGGTTGGAGTTACAGCCATCGGAATTCCGGCTCGCCCTGCACTTCGGCGAGCGGCATGATGCCTACAGCCATTGCGAGCGCCACGAGCGCATCAATCCTCCCAGTCGATTTGCGTTTCGTAAATTTTTTGTTCCCGGCATCGTCGATAACTACGGCCGCATTCGCCGCGCACATCGTGAGCACCGGATGATTGCCGTGCTTGAGCTTCTTTTCCAAGAGCCGAGTTTCCAGTTCACGGATCGCGGGCGACATGGACTGATAGCCCTGCCCGAATTCGACAAACCGCGCTAACTCCTCCTCGGTGAAACCGGCCTTTTCAAGCCAGGGGCGAAGGAATTTCATGGCCCAGCGGTCGAATGCAATCGCGCGCACGTCGCAGCGGTCGAAGATCTCGCGCAGGAATCGCGCCACGAACTCATACGAAATTGTGCGGCCCGGCGTCAGGAGCAACAGCCCATCCTTTGCCCACTGCTCGTATTCAACCTTGTCCTGGCGCGATTTTTCCGCGATGCCTTCTTCCGGCAGCCAGGCGAAGGTATGCACGCTGCCGTCATCGGCTACCAGCTCGAGGCTCGTTAAGTCCGCGACTGCGCTGAGGTCAAGCCCGCCGTGAACGGTTGCGCCGTCGAGCGGTGAAGGCATCGAGCCGTTTTCCAGCCATACGCTCGCGCTGATAAATTGCGCCGTGGCATCGATGCGCTGATTCAGGATCAAGTTGCGGAAACTCGCCTCTTGGCTTGGCATCCTGCGTGCGGTTTCGGCCTGGGCGCGGACTTCCTCAATGTTCAGGAAATGCCCGAGCGCCGGGTTTGCAAGTTTCCAGGTCGCTTCGTCAAACGGGTCTGCGTCAGCCGCTGCGGTCCACAGGAACAGCTTGACGCGCGGATCCGCGCCGGTCTGTGCGTCATCGATCAGTCGGGACAGCAGATCGCTGTCGGAGCGTGCCTGCGTGGAGATAATCACGCTCAAGGGGTCCGTCTGCGCCGCGCCTCCTGATTCCAGCACGTCATAGAGCTTGCTATAGGGCCCCTCGACGGCCCCCAGCTCGTCATGGCAGGCGTAATAGGGGCTCAGCCCTAACTGCGTCGGTGCATCCGCGCTCAGTGCCCGGTAGACCGTCCCCAGCTCCGGGCAGCGCAGCAGCTTCTGGAATTCGACTACCTCGACCGTCGCCGCCAGTTCGGGACTCAGGCGCACCATCTTTGCGGCCTGATCGAACAGAATCGCCGCCTGCTCGCGCGTCAGTGCCGAGCTTACGCACAAACCATTGCGCTGATGCCGCGGGCCGGCCAGGTGCAGCAGCAGTAGGTAGGCCGCAAGGGTCGTCTTTGCGTTCTGCCGGCCCATGCTGATGATGGCGCGGCGCGTCGGCGTATCGAAGACGCCATGCAGAATCTCACGCTGATAGTCGAGCAGCTTGACCGGCTGCCCCACCTTCGGCCCCTTCGGGATTCGGCAGAAGCCCTCAATCCATGCAATCGCGTCGGCGCCGTCGAAGCTCATGCTCTTTTCTCCCAGGGTTTAGCAAGATGCGCGTTTTCGTCCGGTCGTGCCTTCGCGCTCTCGGCGCGCACCGTTCCCGAGATTGCAAGCCGTAGCTTCGTGGCGCAGGCGCGAACTTCTGCCCATGCTTGCGCGCGCACCTGGACCAGCGGATTTACCTTGCCGTGCAGGAGCAGCCCTTTTTTCGAGATTCTCCGGTCGCACTGGTCGACCAGCGCCCGGGCCCGGCATAGCTGTTCCAGCAGGATCAGGTTTGCGGCCGTGAAGTGCCGCGCCGGATAATCGGCGAGGATTGCAGTCCATGCCTTGCGGGCGGTCGCTGGCATGCCTGCAGGTGGCTCCGGGCGCCGCGGTAGTGGTGTAGTGGTGCTGGTCAAGTCAAGCATGGGTCATCCTCTTTTTTGCCCCGCAAAATACAAACGCGACTGCGAAAAGGGAGCGAGCCGGTGCACAGCCAGCGACTTGTAGAGATTGCGATCACCCCTTCCCCTATCATCATTCACGTCCCGCGAAACCATGGATGGCGGGGGTCACGCGGCATGCCGTTCGCATCGCTCCCGCGCACGTAGCCGTCGCCGCCTTTCTCTTGCGACTGCTTCGCTGAGTCGTGGCATTCCTTGCACAGACTCTGCAGCGGTCCTTCGAACAGCGCCGGGTCGCCGCGGTGTGGTGTGACGTGGTCTGCGATCCGTGCGGCCTTGACGATTCCCATCTCGACGCAGCGCGCGCACAGCGGATGGTCGCGTAACTGCTGCTCGCGGCGCTTGCGCCAGCGGCGATCGTAGAGATAGGCGTGCTCGCTCATTGCAGTGTCACTCGTTGCTCGCTCTGCAGCATCTTCCATGCAGCGAAGCAGGCACGGTCATCGCTGCCGGTGCCGCGACCGTTCGAGCGGCTCCATTGCAGGAACTCGTCGGGCTCGATAACTACCTTGAGCACGGGTACGCCGGCTGCCTGATAATGAGCGAAGGCTTTCTCCATGCGCGTGAGCCAGTGCTGATAGTCGGGCTGAAACCCGGGATCCATCTGCAACCAGCGCGACCAGTCTTGCTCTCTCATCCATGCCAGTGCCACTCCCTGCGTCTTCACGATGTCGTCCTTTCTGTGAGGGTGAGTTCTTGCGTTGAGGTACGAGCGCGATGCCTGGCTTGCCGCTCGGCATCGCTCAATGCTTTGCCCGTCGCTGGGCGTCCGCGCTTCCGTGGCGGCGTCACGGGAATTGCCACGTCCGATTTATCGTTACTCTGCGAATTCTCGTGACTCTCGCGAGCCACGTCAGCGTCTACAGGTGCGTCTCCGCCGATGTCCTCGACGAGCTCGTGCACCAGATCAGAAATCGCTCGCATGTGGAGCATGACTTCCAAGCCGTAGCCGCAGCGCTCAATGATTTCATTCCCGTATCCCACGGAAAAGAACTCTTCGAGCCGATCATGCAGCGCGCGAATACGCGAAACATGCCGTGCGCTCAGGCGATCGATCAACCGCGGATCCGGAGCGGCGAGCAGGCCGGCGCGTTCGGCGAGCAGGCGAAGCTGGGAGGTGTGCAGATCGATGCGCGAGACTTCGCCGCACCCGGCGTCCTGCTCGAGTTGCACGAAATCATCGTCGCGAATTTCGAAAGCGATGTCGTAAATCGTTGTCAGCATGACGAGCCGCCTTCATGAGGAGCAGCGCCTTCGTAGTCTGACAACCATTCCTTATGCTCTTGTGGTATTGAGCCACTCTCTAACGACTGGTTTTGACTGTACTGTTCTGTACTGTACTTAGGACTCGTCGAAACACTTGACGGGTTACTCGTCGGGTCACTGGTCGAGTTACCCGCACGTTTGCGTTCGTTCACGCGGGCAATGTTGCGGCGTCCCGCGTCGGCGCGGTTCTCATATTGCGTATCGAGCTTGGCGCGATAGGCGTCGAGTTCGGGATGTACGAGAACTTCGCCTTCGAGGTCGTCGTGGCGCGGCTGAAAATGGCGCAGGACGCGCTGCGTGAGTCCGGCTTGTACCTCGGCAGCATCAAGCCCCAGGACGCGCGCCAGCGCCCGCGGATCGCGGGGAATCGTGCCATTCACCCAGCATTCGAGTTCCATCGAATGAAGCACGCCGCGCTCGACCGCAGCCGCACTCCGGAAGTCACGATCGGCGAGCCGGGAGGCTGCATACATCTGGAATGCAGGTGGCGCCCGGCGGCTGGTGTCGCGTATGTCGGCGCTCATCGTGCCCATCCGAGCAGCAACGAGAGCCACGCGGCGGTCGTGACGAGCGCTATGCTCGTGCTATCATTCTCCGGTCCGCTGTCCTGATGATCTTCTGACGCCTCGGTGCCTGCCAGCTCCGGGGCGTCGTCACGTTCGGGGTCTGGTGGGCGCCACAGCAATTCGGCCGTGCGCAGCGCACGGTCGACCTCGGCACGGTTCGGCCGGCGCGTGACTCTGTGCGTCGACACGTCAGGCGGCTACCGTGCGTGACGCGATGAATGCCGTAATCGCGGATCGCGGGTATCGAACATTGCGACCGATCTTCACGTATGCGAGCTTGTAGCGCTTCGTGCTGCGCCACACCTGCAGCGTGCCAATGGTCACGTCAAGTATTGCTGCGGCTTCCTTCTCGTCGAGAAGTTCGTCGCCACCGGGCTTGCCTTGCTGTTCCATCGCTTCATCTCCTGCGCTCGGCCCGCTTGATTGCAGGCCGTTAAGGTGAAGCGTAAAGCGAGTGGAGCGATTAAAACAGTAAACAACGGGGGGGTTACTTACTTCCCCTTTTCTTGGTGGGGAGTCTTTGCGCTGCCACTTTGACGGCGGCCTCGCTTACCGGACTGGCTTTCATTTTTCCGCTGCGAATCTTTTTAAAAGTCGTCTCGACCGATTCGTAAAACCCGCCGCGGGCAGCATCTGGGATCGCCGCGCTAAGGGCGTCCGTAACCTTGTCAGTATATCGGTCGACCAGCAACCGCACGGCAATGCTGGCGCAGCGAGCGGTAGGCGTCCGCGGTCTGCATTTGGCGGGCACAAAGTTTTCAGCCTGCAACTTGAAGTACAGCAGCCCGAGCGCCTTCCCCATTTCGGCGCGCATCGCGCCATCTATCGCCCGCCCCGACTTGAGCGCGTTCATCATCGCCCCTAACTCTCGTTTCTGTGTCGGCCAGTGCTGAATATCGCCGAAGAAATCCTCGTATGCCTCGCGTCGAGCCCGCGTTACGGCTCGCCAAACCGTCTGCGGATTCTTGCTCATCGTGCCGCCTTGTGCATCTTCACCACCTTGCCGGGCTTCTTCACGCCCGCGGCCTTGAGCATCGCGCTCGTCGCCGTGTTCAGCGATGCACGAACCGGATCAATGCTCAGTCTGGCGTAAATCATCGTCGCGTCGGCGCTCTTGTGACCAAGCGACTTGCCGATGATTGCCAGCGATGCGCCGCTGATCGCCTGCCAGGATCCAAGCGAGCGCCGCAGATCGTGTATGCGCAGATCTGCGACCTTCGCCCGCGTGAGCAGTGCGCCCCATCGTTTCTTCGGCGGGTGCATGTATCCCGTCTTCGATGGGGCAGGGAAGACGTAGCCCTCTTCCTTGGGCTTGCGCGTGCGCAGCATTGCGACAGCTTCAGGCACAAGCGGGAGCGTCAGCGGTTCATCGTTTTTCGTCTGCGGTATGCGCCATGTCGCCGCCTTTAGGTTCACATCCTGCCAGCGCATCGCGAGCACGTTATTGCGCCGCGCGCCGGTCAGCAGGGCCAGCAGTACAAAATGCTTGAACGCCTCGGACGTGTCGGCGGCCAGCGCCGTGAAGAAGCGCGGCAGTTCGTCGGCCTGAATAAAGCGGTCTCGTTTCGTCTCTTTGAAGGGTGCGATACCTTCCGCGGGATTGCTGCCGCGGTATCCCCATTCGGCCGCGCGGTTGTAGATGCTACTCAGCAGCTCGAGCACGCGGTTTGCCATCGTCGGGTGCGTCTTGCCGATCGCAGCATGCAGGGCACGAACCTCGGCGTTGTCGATAGCATCCAGCTTGCGTCTTGACCAGTCCACGCCGGCCGGGTGCTTCGTGCGCTTCCTGCCGTGCTTCTTCGCTGGCTCGTCGGGCAGGGTGCCTAAGCAGCGCTCCCACATGGCCTTGATCTCGTCGGCGCTCTTGATGCCTCTCGGTGTCACGTGCAGGTCAAAGTACTGCTGATACGCCTCAGCAAGCATCTGCCTCTGCTTTTCCTCGCGCTTAGCAGCGGCCGGACTGATACCGTTCGCATAGTCACCCAGGACGCGCTCTGCGGCCTTTCTGGCGCCTTCCGGCGTCATGTCGGGGAACGTGCCGAGCTTCACCCACTCCATGGCCGCGCCATTTCGCTTTACCACGTAGAACGTGCGGGTGCCCGCCGGCGTGATGCGCATCGCGAGCTTTGAAACCTTCTTGTCGTAGACGGTGGATCGCGTGCCGGGAGCGGGTAAGGGAAGTGCTTCGAGTTTGTCTTTTCTGAACTGCAGGCGGTTTGCCATTTTATGACCCCTTGGTTGCTTCGGGCTAGCACTGGGCTAGCACGGTCTATCAAATTTGGTTAAGTTTGATGCTAGCCCGTAAAGCAGGGGGGGTCAATGCTAAGAGGGGAAATAGCGTTGCGTCATACTGCATCAAGTTTGAAAAGGGTATCTACCTTGAGGCTACGAACCAGGGGGTCGTGGGTTCGAATCCTGCCGGGCGCGCCAGTTACATCGGTACCCTTAGGGCCGGCGGCCACCGCCGGCCCTAACTTTTTGGCAGCACGACTTTATACAAGACGCTCGC